CGTCCGCAGAACAGGTGTTTTTGTGCGTTCTGGGGCATTGTGGCCTGATGCCTCTCCCCTTATCTCCGCGCCACCTAAAGTTCCCTGCCCGGCACCTCCAGCAAAACAGTTCGCCTTTGGTGCGCGATCTGAACTCCCTACGGCAGATTAGACAGCTTGCCATTATAGCGCCACCTTCACGCTGTCGAACAGTTCGTGTATCCGCTGGAGTTTCATTGCGCTCCCGCATCTGCGCTCACTTAAGATCACCCGGATACTTGTGACGATTGTCACCGTCGACTCAGGGTCAAGCAGCATGTCCAGGTTTTCCACCTCGTTCTCAAGGTCATCGTGCAGGTCAAGCAGTTGGTTGATGGTGTACTCCTCTTTTGGCTCTGTTGCTTCAGTGGCCTCTACCACCTTGCCATCCTCTTTGTATGTCTCAAATACCATGCCCTTAGCCTCCTTTTGGTCTTTTATGCTCATCCCAGCCACACCCCAGGCCATTTTAGCCCTAGTGAGGTGATGTTTGCCGTTTGGGAACGGCAGTCCAGCGTCTTTTAAAATCTTGCTATCGGAGTGGCCCAGGGCTTTTAGTTTAAGGTATTTCTCCTTCGGTATCAGTTTTTCAAAATCATCAGCCATCCCCCTGACGGAATCATTCTGCTTTGCCTTTATCGCGTCCAACACGTCCAGGTTAATCTCTCCCTCCTCTGGTTCCTTCGTCTGCCGTTTCCATGGCGCGTCTATATTCAGGCGTGTCGCGAGTTGCTTTATCCGCAGCACGTTCAGCTTTAGCTCCAGCGCCGCTTCCTCTGGCGTTTCGCAGGTGCTGATCACCTCTTTGATCCGCGCTGCCCCATAGCTGTCATGCTGGTGACTCCTCGCTACCGGCGGGCCATAGCGGGCGGCGATCTCCTCCGGGGTGAGGGTGTAGGTGTTAACGCCGCCGGGCCAGGTGTAGCCTTCGCCCACAGCGGGACTCTCGAAGGGGAACCGTGGAGCTCCCAGGCGGGATTTTGCTATGTTTGTGTTGCGTGTGGACACGGTATCACCTCCGGTTCAAGTTTGGTCAGGTATGGTCAGGCTAAAAGTTAAACGCCTCATCGCTGCTTTCTATCTCCGTGCCCATCTCACTGGCAGGCACTATTTTCACTCGTGATATTAGCCGCTTCCAGGGGACTTGTATCTCCCCTAACTGCCCGCCATCCCTGGCCTTTGCCACGTCCATAGTGCAGACAGCCTGCTCCATCGGTATATTTTTGTCATAATAGTTGTCCCGGTACATAAGGATCACGGTATCTGCCACCTCCTCAACGTGTCCGGTATCTCTCAGGTCATCCAGGCTCGGTTTTTTGTCTGCCTTTGACTCTGTTTTGCGGCTCAGCTGCCAGAGTACCAGCACCGGAACATTTAACTGAATCGCCATGTCTTTAATCCTGTGAATGATCTCGGTAGAATCCTCATACTTGCCCCGGTTGTTTCCGTCAGCGTGCATCCTTCCGGCGTGGTCAAGGATGATATAATCAGCGTTGCCGCTCATCTGCTCCATGCGGATTAACTGCATCAGCTTTCCGGGAGTATTGGCCTCGATATTTACCCTGATCCGCTTTAGGTATCCGCTCAGCTCTTTTTCTGCCTGCCGTAAACTTCTCATGTCGAAGTCGTTATAGTCACCGTCCCGGAACTTTCGTAAGGATACCCTGGCCTGGTAGCTCATCATCCTCTGCCACAACTTCTTTTTGGCCATTTCGTAAGTCATATAAAGCGGGTGCCATCCCATTTCCGCGCTATGCAGGGTTGACGCAACAGCACAGGCTGATTTTCCCACGCTTGTCCTAGCCGCCAATATACAGACTTCCCCGCCTCTTATCCCACCTGTGGCGGTGTCAAGGTCAGTCACCCCCAGAGTAGCCCACGCCTGCAGTCCGTCTCCCCTGGTTATTTCCTCGACGCTGCCGGAATCTGAAAGTGAGGTTGTCCCCTCCGATGCCGTGCGCTTTGAGATTGCGCTTAAAAGGGCCGTCTCTATATCCTCGTAGTCTGCTCCGTCATTAAGCGCCGCCTGTGCCATCCGGGTAGCAAAGTACAGCCTGCGCCCCCGCTCCTTGGTTTTGATGATGTTGACGTAGTACGGTATCGACGGTTCTATGCAAGCCTGTTCTACAAGGATTAACAAGTCAGACAGATTAACTTTATCCCCAAGGTGTTCCTTGACTAAAACAGGGTCAGGCATCGCGCCTTCCTGCATTATTTTTGTGATTGCGCCCCATATCAGCTTGTTTTTACTGTCAGCAAAATCATCTTCCGTAAGTCCGGTTAACTGTGGGAGCGACATACGGTTAAACATTGCTATGCCAAGTATGGCGGCCTCTGCGTCTATGTTATGTGGTATCATTTACTGCCGCCGCCTTTCTAAATGGAGCTGCATACTTCGCCTGCATCCTGGGATCTAATTGGATTTGGTTTGTTGGCGGTCGCACTGCTGATGGTGGTGGCGCTGGGCTGTCTTTGTTTTTTAGGTAGTTAGTTAAAGGATCACTTTCAGGCAAAAACTTTATCAACCCGTTACCCCTGGTTAAAAATTCTTCAAGGGACCATTTGTAACTGAAAAAATATTCCTCTCCCTTTAACACCGTGTCGTAGTTATCAATAGCCGCCATTATTTCCTCAACGGAATAGTTTTCAAGCCTCGCGTTAATATGTCCCTGTAGCTTTTTGCTCATTTCCCGGTGAAGAATAATTCCTTTTGAGTTCCAATGGTCAAAAACACTATATATATATAGTTCTGTTCTATTAGGTTCTATTAACCGGGAATCTTCTGGAATTTCCGGTACTTTCCCGGAATCTCCCGGAAACTCCGGGAACTTTGGTTTAGTCCTCTTATGAAGTCCCTCCTGGTGCTTGTCCCACTTGCGGAATTGTATGTATTTATCACCGTCAACTTCATACCACCAAACCAGATCACCAGACACCAATTCCCGTAAAGCCTTTTCTATGTCTTTGGGTGTCTGTTTCCTCATAGGCATAACTAATGCTTTAACTTTTTTAAGAGACCCAGGCAGTATCCCAAAGTCGTCAGCATGTGGGATCATCCACGTAAACAACAAAGCGGCAAAGTCGCTTAGTTCGTTTACCTGCTCAGAAATAGAGATACTCTTTGAAAGCATCCTTCTGTTGGCCATCTATCGCGCCGCCCCTTTGTCTTTTACCTCCAACGCTTTCAGCAGAAAGGCAATTACTATCTTCAAAGCGTCGTTGGTTGCTTTTTGCTGTAGTGCTAAACGCTTGTAATCCTGCATTGCTTTCCCTCCCATATATTACTAAACATACGTTTGTTGCGTATTAATTGTAACATATGTTCGTTGACTGTTCAATTAAACTTGTGTATAATTTTTAAGAATAAGTAAATAATTTAGCTTGGAGTTGATAATGTGAACGCCGATGAAAAAAAGGAAATTCGTTTTGGCCTGGTGCTTGAAAAATCTCTGATGAAAGCACTTGATAGTTTCCGCCGCACTTTTGAAAACCCGCCTTCTCGCTCAGAAGCCATCCGTCAAATCATCAAGGCTCGTTTGGAGAAAGAGGGGATTATACAAAAGTAACCACCCCTCTTTACCCTCCCGCTTAAACCAATTTCAACAAAGGTTTCTTACCAGGTTTTTTGTAATCCTCATGGTATTCATTCACGTAATGCTCACACCGACAATGCAGTATCAGCTTCCCTTTCTTCTGGTCCCAGTCAATGCCGTAAATGCGGCTTATACGTACCTCTGTGTCCACTCCGCCCATAGTCCAGCCTTTATCCCATGCTCCAACCGGAGGAAGTTTATAGAACAATGGAATACGTAGTCCTATATCTTCTTGCCTAATGCATCCCCTTGGGTCAGCCTTAAACACCAAACACCCAGTATCGTCGCGCTTTGGCTTTGTGCACTCTCCGCCGTGGGTGTAATTTCGTATGCAGTAGTAACACTGTAACCGGGTTGGTATATCCACCTTGCGCCTCCCGCTATTTTCTCAAATCCTCCGCGACCGCCTCACGAAAGAGGGGATCAAGTAGTCCCCTCTATTCGCTCCCTCATACCGGCGCTGCGGTCAGTTCTATGTCGGCTATTCTCCGCATTATCCACTCCACAGGCGGTATTGCTATACTGTTCCCCGTGGCCTTATAGCAAGCGGTATCTGAATTTCCCTTGATCCCATCGAACCAGTTGTCAGGAAATCCCTGGAGTCTCAGACATTCCAGGGGTGTCAGCCGGCGTACTGCGTAACCGATGCGGACGGGGTTCTGTGCATTTAGCGAGTATCCATGGCCGCCGGCCTGTAGTGTCGCGCTTTTATCCGATATTTCACAGTTGTTACGACAATCAACAGCACTAACCACAGTTGGAGTCATGTTTGTACCGCTTGCGCTGCCGCGTAATGTTGGCGATACTTCCTCCTGAAACCCAATCGTCCTCGCCTTATCAGACTGCCCAGCAGAAAAGGCGTATGTCGGCTCCATCAACACCGGGATCTGGTTCCCGCCTGTTCCCATCCTGGCGTTCAGCTGCGCTGGCCTACTTGGCCTGTTTTCTCCCTCGGCACGGAGACACCCAACACCTTTACTGATAAATCCTGGCCCGGATTCGTAATAGACCTCCTGGGCTACTATCGGCGTTCCTCTGCCTGTCCCATCCTCGCTGCCGTCAAAACCTTCGCTGGTTAACGAGTGTGTTTTGTCGCCGAGGACTGCAACACATTGACTCGCCCCATCTCTGTCCAAGGCTCCTGTGACCGGGCCGTTTACCGGGTCCTGTCTGCCGTTGAAAGCTATAGGTTGGGCAACTATGTTTTCGCTTCCACCGCCATTTGCGCCACCTTTTGCTCTTAGTGGGCCGACTCCTTCACCCATCCAACCGGGCCCCGATTCGTAGAATATTTTTTGCTTCTCTTTTTCAACTAGAACTGCCGCAAACCTCCGCTTCTCCGGCATGGCCTGTCGCTTTGCCAGTACCGAGCAGTCAAGGCAGTCGCTTACTGCCCCCCCCGTCCCAATAGCGGACTGCTGTCTTAGCGCCATCTCCAGCACTTCCGGCAGTTTCTTGCCCCTCTTTTCCGCTCTCCGCAGGATTCCCTGACACGCTTTGGCGCTCAAATAATATTTCGCCGGCACATTCGCCTGTAAAATCGCAGATAAGGAAGATTCTACGGCGACGCTGGGGGACTCCCCAGTATTGCGCGTCAAGGATTCGCCAGGCAATTTCACGCCCGTTCCCTCTAACCATCCCGGCGTTTGCCCACTTTCCAGATCGAGGAACTGGAACTTCGGCCTCGAGGAGTTCTTCAAGGACTGCCCTAAAATCAGCACCGCCACAGCTGGACATGGCTCCGGGGACGTTCTCCCAAACAGCGATTCTTGGATATACTCCATTGGTGGCATCCCTCATTTCCCTGATAGTCCTGACCGCCTCCATGAACAGTCCTGACCGCTCACCTTCCAGGCCGGCGCGTTTACCGGCTACAGATAAATCCTGGCAGGGCGAACCGAAGGTGATTATGTCAACAGGCTCAATCTCGGCCCCGTTTATGTCCGTCACGCTCCCCAGGTGTTTCATGCCGGGGAAGTGGTGTTTTGATACGGCAATGGGGAACGGCTCTATCTCGCTTGCCCATGCCGGCTTTATGCCAACTAACGAAGCGGCCAGCGGAAAACCAGCGATCCCATCAAACAGGCTCCCAAGCGTCAACATCTCCCCGCCCCGCAAAACAGGCGCATGCCGCTGTAAGTGGTCATGGCTGGTCCCTCCAATCCCACCAACCCCACAAGTTGATCCCGCTATACACCACAAACAGCCCCACACGCGCCCAGTTGCCGTCTACCACCGCAAGGTAGATCAGGATGCAGTTCCCGGCGGTCCAGGTCAAAAATGCCGTGCGCCGCAGCTTGATCACCGCAATGTTGCTTGTGACGCATACTGCGAAGGCCAGCCAATCAAGTAGGGTCATGGCTCCACCTCGCATTCCGGGACGATCACCCCGCCGCACTCACAAACCCACGCCGGGCCCGCCGGCTCACCCCACCAGACGGCCCCGCAGTCGGGGCAGATGCGGGCGATCATGGCTGCACCTCCGCTTTCTTCAACTCCCCGATAAAGCTATTTATATCCTCCAGACACCCCACACTGTACACAGCCTGGCAAGTCGGGAAGTAACAATACTGCCTCCATGCCGGATACCATCGCACCTGGCCTAGCTCCTCGCTGCTCCTGTTGTTGCGACAGCTCCAGACGGATGTTTTCGGCTTCTCCTCGATTTTCTCGAAGTGGATGAATTGAAAGGTGGTTTTCACTGTCCCCTCACCCCTTCCAACTTCTCCCGCAACTGTTTCAACTCAACCAAATGCGGGCACTCTATACGGTACTCCAGGCACCCTATGGCAGCATGGCAGATCGTGTCATCTTCTACCTCCTGCATGACCATGCCACGCTCTACAACGGTCGCGTTTAGTGGCTTCACTAGCCCTTCCCCCCTTCCAGCGCGGCAATGGCATCTCCCAGTCATGTCCTCGCCTCCAATATCTCCCTCGCGATTTCCCTCTGCTTCTCGACCACCAGCCTATCCAGCCGCTGGCTCAGTTCGATCACCTTCGGGTGTCCCAGCCCCAGACGCATCCCGGTATCAACCATAATGCGGCGGGCGCACTCCAGGGCGAAGGTGGTGTTTGCGCCGTAGATAAATTTATCTGGCATATTCTCAGCTCCCTCGCATAAGAATAGACTGGCTGAATCTTTTTCTAGCCCCAAAAACCCAGCGCTGGAGGCGGGCCAGGAGCCCGCCTTGGCTGGTGTGTATATTTATGCAGGCAGCTATGCAACAAGTCTGACCTTGCTGCCAGCCTCCCCGCCGTCCTCGACAACGATCACCTGGGGGAACCTGGCTTTCATTTCCGGGTCGTGACTAATGGCAACCACCTTCATGCCAGTGTACCTGTCAACTATCGTCTCCAGCGCGTCAACGTAAACCTCAGAGCCCTGCTGATCTAAGAAACTCGGCTCATCGACAAAGAGCATTCCAAGCCTAATCCCCGCCCGCGCCGCCTTCAGCTCCGCCAGGGCGAAGGCTACCGACAGCGCGGCCCTGACCTTCTGCCCCCCGCTCCTGCTCCTGTAAGGCATCGTCCCCCACTGATAGTCAGTAATAAATATCTCCAGGGCGTTGACTTCCTTTTTGTTGCTCTTCTGGATCCGCTCCGTCCGCATCTCCAGACTCATCTTGCCCCCGGTCATCTGCCCCAGGATCTCATTTGCCTGGGCGGAGAGATCCGGGACAACGGTCCTCACGATGGAGAAGGGTATCCCATCCTGCCCGAAGGCTTTGGCAAGTGTCTGGTACTGTACAAGAGTAACCGCCAGTGGTTCCATCTGCTCGGCTGTCAGCTTGCGCTCGTCTTCGTCGGCAGCTAGGGCTTCGAGCTTCGCCTGCAGGCCGCCCTGTCTAACGTGGAGGGCGTTTTTGTCCAACTCCAGTCCATCAATGTAATGCTGCAGGTTCGTGACGCTGGTCTTCGTTGTATCCAGATCAGCCGCCATGATAAGCAGTCCGCCCCTCTCCGTCTCAAGGGCTTTGCTCTGATCCTCTTTCCCAGCTATCTCCGCATCCAGCGCCGCGATTCTCTCTGTCGCCGTGGCCACAATCTGGCGTGCGGCAGGCAGTTCGTCTTTCGACTTCACCCATTCCGCCAGCTTCGGAAGGCGTGCCTCCATCGCCGGGAGTAGTTCAAGTTCTTTTGATAGCTTGCTAATCCACTCTTTCACCGAGGCCAGGCGCTCGGCCAGCTGTGCCTTTTGCCCTTCGGCATCGGCCCTCTGTGACTTCAGGTTCTCCAGCAGTTCAACCTTGGCGCTCAGTTGGGCAGCCTTTTCGGAGTACGGTCTTAGTTCCTCGACCAGCTTTTTAAGGCGGTAATGTTCCTCTGGGTTATATCCAAGGGCTTTCTGCAATGTGTCCAGTTCTTTGACCTGCTCTAAAAGTGGCGCCCGCTGTTTTTCTATTTCCTCGATCTCAGCCTCTAGTTGAGGTATTTTAGCCTTGCTTTCAATGGCGTCCGCCAAAAACCGACAAGTTGCCTTCTCCGCGTCGATGCAGTTAGCATCATCCAGCATTACAAGTTTGGCCCTGTGGGTTTTTATCGCCTCCCGGTTAACCCATACAGGCTCGCCCATGCTGTCAGTTTTCTTTTCTATGGCCATTATCTGCCTTTGGTAAGCCTCGTGCTTTTCGCCAAGTTCATCTATTGCCTTAAGTGATTCCAGGGACACGGTGTATTCAGCGGCTTTCTTTTCAATCAGTTCGCGCCCATCCAGGAACTGCTCAGCTTGCCTGATCTGTATCCCCAGCCGCTTTAATGACGCCTCCACACGGGAGAGGTCCTGTTCGACCCGGCTTTCCTCTTTCCCGCGTTCGTCCAACTGAGGCTGTTTCGCTTTCAGCGCCGCAACCAACTCTTTGACCTTCTCGTACTCTCCGGCCTTCGCCAGAATCTCAGCTTCCCTGGCAAGCATCTTCTGTGCTTTGTCTTTCCGCTGAATCTGCACCGTCCGGTCAAGCACTCTCGCTGCCTTCTCAATTCCAACTATTTCAATCTGCCTGCGCAGGTCCTCCGCTTTCTCTGCCTTCGCCTGCAGGATTCTGACCAGTTCCTCAGCCTCTTTAAACTCCGCCTCTTTCCCGTCAATATCCCCTGTTACCCGCGCAATCTCGGCGCCAACATCGGCAAGCTCTTTCTGGTAACCAGGTTTAGCTTTCAGCTTCTCATCCAGTTCAGCCAGCTTGTCACGTGCTTTGACCAGTTCCCGGTTCGTGTCCGTGACCTGCTTCTTTGCTAGTTCCTCAAGCTGTTCGTAAACTCCGAGCCCCAGGATATTGCCCAGTACGCTCATTCTGTCCTCGCGGTCGGCCTCTAAAAACAACCCATAAGCATCCTGCATGATGAGGCCGCAGCACCTAAATGTCATCGCGTCCATACCCAGCAGGGCGATAATCCTCTCCTGTGTGTCGCGGACTTTAACGTCTCCCCGGTCTGCCCACGGCTCCAATACGCTTCCTGTATACTCCTGCAACGCCAGGGTGGTCTTACCACTCCGCGCCCTGGTCCTGATGACCTTCCAGATGCTTTCACCCATGCTAAACTCAAATGTGATCATGCCGGACTTTTCGCCGTTGGTGATCCATCCCGTGAGTTCAACCTCACGAGTTTCTTCATACAAGCAGTCAGAAATAGCGTCCATAAAAAGGGCGCTCTTGCCCACTCCGTTGGGACCGTTTACCGTGGCGAAGGTGACGGGGTCAAAGTCAAAGGACGCTTCGCGGTAGGAGCGGTAATTCTTCACCGTCAGGCGACGCGGTACGAATACGCCGGAGAGCTTGCCGGTCGGCATCTTAGCTGAGACCGTATCAATCAGCGGCCTGGCAAGTATCTCCAGGGGCAGCGTGTCCTCCGGGGTGAATCCTTCAGCCTTGCACCAGTTCCGCAGGTTCTCCAGCGGCCCGGCGTTCTCGGTAAGCTCCTGCTTGGAGAGGGCGGTATTAATTTGAACAGGTTTTATCTCAGCCACGTAGAAGGCGCCGGCATCGTAGAGGGACTTCTCCAGTGCTTTGCGGTTGAGTTGCTTATTCAGTTCGTCGGAGCATGTGTAGTGTAGGCGCACGATTTTATCAGAGGGCGATAATGTAATGCCGTTTGGCTCACATTCCTGCCAAATGCCAGCCCCCATGCCGATAAATTCCTGTATGTCATTGATGTCCAATTCAAATGTCAGGAATTCGCGGGAAGGGGTCTTTGCAAAGAAAGAGCGTACCTTTGCGGATTTCCCAAAATCCTTAAATTCTTCAGGCACAGAATCCAGTATTTCATGCAACCAAAACCCCTTGCGCTGCCCTTCTTCGTTAAAAGTGAGGCCGTTTATGGCGCCGCTATAGAATGTCGGCACAGTGCAATGATCAACTTCCTGATCCTTGTGTATATGTCCCAGACACACCAAATCAAACGGGCTGGCGGCTATGGCCTCACGAGGGAGGATAACTTCGTTCTGAGTGAAAATGTGTTGCTGGCCGTTGTCATACTCGCAGCCGGCCACGGTGTAGTGTGCCATGAGCACCGAAGGCGTAGAAGCGTCAAGCTCTGCCCCCATGCCAAGGACTATATCCCCCAGGAGTTGGCTGCATTTTTGGTTTTCCTCTGCCGGATCCATACCGGGGTATAATGTGCGGAAGTGGCCCTTGTCCAGGCCCGGAAGGGCCGCCACCTGAAGCGGCCCAGACTTGGTGTATAGTGGAAATAGCTTTGGTGTTGTCACAACGTAGATGTCAATGATCTGCATAGCCTTGATGTTCTCGAAAGCCTGCAGGCTGTCGTGATTGGAGGTTCCATACATTAGCACTGTAGGAGCAATGGCCGCCAGCCTGCGAAGGCGTGAAACGGCTATGTCGATAAGGTTAAGCATAGGGCCTGCCCACATCTGAGATTTGTGAAACAGATCCCCTGCGATAAGGATAACGTCCGGCTGCTCCTCCTGTGCCTTCTCGACCAGGAAGTCAATGCAGCGAATGGTATCCATGAGCCTGGCGTTTTCTCCGTTTATAACTGGTCCGGGAAATTCCCCAAGGTGCCAGTCGGCGGTGTGAAAAATTCGCATAACTTACGCCCCCTTCTGTTTGGCAATTTCCCTCATCCTGGCGCCGGCGCAGTTGTGGCAGAATACGCCTTTGAGGTTCGCCTGTGTAAAGGCAACGGTATCCTCCACGGACCACTCTTTCTGGTTGCGGTCAATCCAAAGTTTGACGGGCTCGCCGCAGTCCTGGCAGGTAGGAACCTCTTTCGGTGGGTCAAATGCTGGCGCCGCTGGCTCATCAAATGCGGGGGTCTCACTAAGGGAAGGCGGCGGGTCGTCGTCATCGCCAACCTCGGTTATCTCGCCGGTAGTAGTATCAACAGTCCGGCCATCGGGAAGAGCCTGCAGTGGCTGACTTCCTCCGCCCAATTGTTTCGGCGCGGAGCCAAAGAGAGCGCCCTCGCCCGTCTCATAGCGGCGAATCATAGCGGCCTTCAGTTCCGGGTCGCTGTAGTTGGGAACCACCATGGCCACAACGAAAGGCTTCTCCAGATCAGCCTGCTTGTAGGTATTTTGAACCATGAGCCCCTCACGTAGCGCCCGGTTCAGCGCCTTGGTCTCGCATTGCTCAGTGGCAAAAGGCTTGAACTGCTTGAATTGAGCGTCAGTCATGCTGGCCTTAGTGTCATCCATGCGGATCTCTTTCGTCCCCTTGACCATGCGGAAGCTACCGTCCGGCTGTGGTACCGCTATAGTAACCTGATGGGCAATATCGCCAACGTGGGGGCACTCAAAGCACTTCGGGGCCAGCCTGGTTGCCTTTGCTATCTCAGTGCAGCGTTCGCACTTCTTAGGCAGGACTGACCGGCTGTCAACAATCTGGACGTTCGCTCCGGCCATGAGCTTCGCCAGGGCCTTCTTCGTCAAGGCATACTCCCCGTTTTTCTCCTTATAGACATCCTTCTTGTCAATGTTGGATTCAATCTTGACCTCGTTGACAATAACCCTGTGCAGAGGATCTATCTCCTGTATGGACTTGACCGGTATCAAAGTGTTGAATCTTTCGGGCGGGTATTCGTTGACTATGGCTAATGTCGTTGTTTGGTTTGCCATCCTATTTGCCACCTTTCAGAGCTTCGGCTACTTTCTTGTCTGCCTCAACCGCCAGGCTGATCGCGGTTTCAATATCGTCAGCGTAGGCTTTAACCTCATAGCTGGCCTCGCCTTTGGCGTTTCTCGCAATCTTAACGCTCGACTGAGAGCGTGCAATCTCTTGGTTTTCCATTTGTTGGTCCCTCCGTTTTTAGTTTTTCTAAATCCTTGGTATACTCATCAAATTCTGCCCTTCTAACGCCACCAGGCTCCATTTGCTTCCGGCACTCGCTGCAGGAAAGGTTGCCAAACCTTACAGCGCCGCATACAGGGCAGATGGGGTGTGAGTGCTTTTCGGTTTTAAGGCATGTTGCAAACGGGCATGGGCCGTCAAACTCTATCGTTTTTACTTCGCTCATATTGACATCCACCAAGTCTTTAGATTCTCCCCAACCACCGATTCCTCGTAACCATCAGGCGTCCTCACAATGTACTTATCCCTGTTAGTCGGGCCCTTGAAAGGCCCGCTTACCAACGTGAGCGGTACGCCCAACATGTATTTGTGTTCTACCACCTGACCCGGTTGGAGGGGGTAGGGGTATTTGATTAGCGGGTGCTGGTACATTTAATCACCTTGTTTCGGGAATCCCTCCGGCCCTGGCCAGCCAGCCGAAGAAGCCCTTCCCCTTTTTGGATGCATCCACATTGCCCACGTATGTTGGCCATCGTTTGTATCGCTCATATAAACGGGCATCTTACTATTCTGGCCAGTTATCCCTTCGCCCCACGGGTTCTTATTAAAGCCGCACCGCCGCCTAGCCACAGCCTTTGCAGTTAATGGCACCATTCACATGACTACCCATAAACGATTTTTGTCATCCCACCCGTCGCGAACGGAGCAGCTTGTTCTAAAAAGTCCCGGCACAAGGCCGGTAATAGTGAGTAGGGGGTTTAAACTATTCCCAGTACACCGCCGCCTCCCCCGTGATCGGGTGCGTTACAACAGTGTACGTCACTTCCTCCGCCTGGAGCCTTGCCTCGCTGCTGCCGCCCAGGTCCGCGCCGCAGTGAGCGCAATATTTCGGCTCCCAGTCGGGTATGATGGACTTCCCGCCGCAGGTGGGGCAGGTTACGCGGCATTTTGTTAGCATGTTTTTCATTTGACTCACCGTCCTATCCGTGGTAGAATTGGTGTTGGAGAAAATTAAACTGTCATCTGACTGGCCACGGCTAACTGCACCGTGGTTATTTTCTGTCTCAGCATCCGCCGATTTACCTCCCCAGCCTCCGGTAGCTGGCCCCTATCCGGAGGCCGCCCTCCCCGTCTCATACCCACATTTCCCGCAATACTCCGGCACCGGCTCCCTGCTCCAAAACCTAACCTCGTACCCGCACCGTGGGCAGGTCCAGCGGTGGAACTCCGCCAGCGGGTCCGCTACAGCGTTGTTCATGCTTCAGCCACCTCCCGCTTTCTGTCTCTGTAGCGCAAGCCGTCCCTGATATAAGGCCGATGTCGGTGGGCGAAGTCTACCGTGCCGGTGGGGAGGATTGGCCGCTTGTATGCCCGCTCATACGGCGGAAGCAGCACATTCAAGCGTTCCCCCCATGCATACAGCCAATAGTGATTATCTTGCCACGGATAAATCGTATGAGGGCAACAATAAAGTCCGTGCATCAACTAACCACCGCCCGCCTCGCGTACACCAGCAGGCTTTTCGCCTTGAAGGGGTCCGCGCCGAACTTGGTGCACAGCCGCACCCAGGACGACCAGGGCACTTCTGACCTTGTGATAGAGACCGGCGTCTCGCTGCTAAGATTGATAGTGCTGGACATCGGCATGCCTCCTAGCGCCGTCTTCCCTTGACCTGCCAATATTTTTTAGAAGCATCACTCTCGCTGCGCGTATTTTCCCATCCGTGCAATACGGAACACATACGCCGGAGAGCCATTCCCACCGAATGAGACACCGCCATACGTCTTTGTCACTGCTTACATGTCTTTTGATCCAGTCCATCGTTGCTACGTTGACCCCACAGGCACAGTCAGACGTGCGGGTATAATTGACTTCTTCCTCCAGAATGGCACCGGGCATGATCGCCCACTTACTGGGCGGGCTGTATATCTCGCCAAAAGCCTTATAGACGATAATGCCATCAGGCGCCCTCTCAAAATTCTGCATAATAAAATCAATAGGACTAATAAAAGTGTTTTTGGCACCGCTCAGGTCGGCACCGCTCAGGTCGGCAC